CTGCAACCGATTTCAAGTCCAGCCCCTTGAAGAGTGGGGCGTCACATTGGAGACAGCATGACAGACGAGAACTTTGAGAAGGACATCGCCGAGATGGTGATCCGACCGAAGTTACAGCGGGTAGTCAACAAGTACACCTGCAACAACAAGGCAGATCTCCGCAAGTACTTCATTCAGGAAGAAGGGGTCAGTATGTCAGCAGCAAAGTTCGAGGGCTACCTCACGATGCTTGGCATTACCTTCGAGAAGAGGGTGGAGATCAAGGGTCTCTTTACCGATGCACCGCCCCCGCCGGTGGCCGGGGCGGATGCCTCGGAGGAAGATGACTTGAAGTTTGATAACGAGATGCCTCCAATACAGGGACAAGACCCTAGATCGGGCCGTAACCGTAGCGACATGTTCGGTCTTATATGAACCACACAACTCTCATGAAAGGAGAACCGATGGGCTTTACCAAACTCGGCTTCTCAGGACAGCGGATGAAGTATCCGCTCAACGCACTGTTCGGCATGGTCGTCGGCGAACAGAACACGGGCAAGTCGTACTTGTTCCAATCCAATCCCGACGCATTCATCATCAACCTCGACCTGTCATCGACGGTCACGCCTGAGTGTCGTGCCACAATCTGGCCGGGTGTCAATGAGCAGGGTCTTCCTGTTGACATTGACAACAAGCATCTCGTTCTGACATGGGACAAGGTGCTTGAGAAGAAGCAACAACTCATCGACATGGCAAAGGCAGACGAGCCTCGACCCAAGTGCGTGGTGCTTGACACCATCACCCCTTGCGTCCGACTCCTCAAGCCCTACATCGCCAAGAAGATGGATAGGTCATCCTTCGAGCAGGCTCACGGACCTGCTGCTTATGACAAACTCTTCGACGAGATTCTGTCATTCGCGTTCGACCTCAGGCAAGTCGGCTATGGCGTCTGGTTCATTGCCCACTTGTCCCGTGAGTTCCTCCAAGTCTCTGATGACGGAGCCAAGCAGGAAGAGTTGACGCTCAATCTCTCGGCAGGCATGGTCAGGAGGCTAACGCCTGCCGTCGAAATGATTGCACCAGTCTGCTGCGATCGACGGTCTACGACAGTCATGCTGAAGAAGATCGTCAAGAGTGGCAGCAAGGAGATTGAGCGGAAGGTTCCAACGGAGCAGATCATCTTCGATCGCAAACTGGCGTTCGATGATCCACGCTTCTCACGCATCATTCGTACCCGTACGACCAACCGTATGCCCAACATCCCCTTGGATCCTGTTGATCCGTGGGGCACATTCGAGTCCGCGTTCGACAACGCAAATAAGGATAATGACCAATGAGTATCAAGCGAGCCGTCTTCGACAACTTCGAGTCCGACTTCAGCGAGACCGAAGTCTCCCAAGGCTACAACGACTGGTTCCCCGAGGACGGAACCTACGAGTGCATGATGACCAGCGTCGTGCAGGTGGACTGCCCCTTCAAGGAGAAGGACGGTACCACCCACGACGGTACCCTCATCAAGTTCAACTACCGCCTCCTCGTCGATGAGGATCAGCCCGACAACCCCCGCTCCTTCGAGGGTGGCCCGATGGTCTTCCCCGACTGCGGCAAGGCTGGCCTTCAGACGGACGGCGGCATGGTTCGCGTGGACATCGCCCTCAAGCGGATGAAGCAGACCCTGACCGTGGTCCTTGGCGATGTGCCCTCCATGGGCTCTGGCCTGACCCAGATCGAGGAACTGCTCGGCACCGAGGAGATCCCCGTCAAGGTCCGTTGCAAGACCCGTACCGTGGGTGACAAGGCCTACGGCGAGGAGATGGTCCTCACCCGTCTCTCCGAGTCCTGATCCATTCTGGAACGCGGTTGTGAGACCTCGTTTCGGCCTCTACTCCCCTCATGCTTCCTCATGTACAAACTTGAGGTCGGGGGGTAGGGGCCTTTTCCTACTTGCAGTATCCCCCCACATCTGGGATACTGAGTGTTCTTAATTAGTCCCCCCACTTCGGCTTGGGGTACCCGTTGCTACGGCCCCCAAGTCTTTCTCTTTCTCTCGGCTCCGCATCCCTTCGATCCTAAGGGGTGCGGGGCTATCTTATAGAGATGAACTTGACCGAACTACCTGCATGGGCTACTGTCTCGCGTGCCCGAGAGCGGGAAGGGCTGGATGCACCAGTCAGAATCCGCATCACGCAAGGACTCGAAGCCCTGCCGCTGCCGCCCTTGGACCGGCAGAGCCCCACTCCACGGGGGTTCTGGAGGCAGAAAGGCACCCTCTCGGTTGTAGGCGATTGGCTGATCGCTTACGTCGGAGATGGCCCCGGACCTGTTGATTGTCTTCACCGTCCACTTGTGATGACCTTCCGGCAGGTTCGGGGCTCTCTCAAGTTCATCGACTTCACCGTGACCGGCGACCACAAAGAAGAGTTGGGATCGTTGCTGTCCCCCCACCAACACGCAACCCTCCTGCCCGGAAGGATCAAGGCGGGCGTTCGTCACACCTACCCAGACAACTACGAAGTCTGGATCCCCCTCGGAGACACAGATGCACACTGACCACATCACATGCGAGGATGTTCACCAAGGCCCGACCGTGACAAGTCGGGTTTTTCATTGGGAGCATCTCCCGCAATCAACCCGAGACCACATCCAGAGTCTCATCAACGGTGCGATCGACAACGAGATCGCAGAGAATCTAGCCCCCGGCTCGGACATCGTCGAGGCGGAGGTCGTCGTTCAAGTTACAATTCACACCCAAGTTGCGGAGTATTGAGCATGGCTCACGAAATCACTAGTACAGACGGGCTCGTTCTTCACAAGAAGCGAGCATGGCACGGCCTTGGCACCATCGTCGAGGAGGCACCCACCCCCACTGACGCCCTCAAGATCGCAGGTCTTGACTGGTCCGTCATTCAGACCGCAAATGTCAATGGCACCTCATTCGGCCACCCTGTCAAGAGCGACAAGTGGGTCCTCAACGTCCGCAGTGACACCAAGGAGGTTCTCGGCTGCGTCACCTCCAACTACATGCCGATCCAGAACAACGATGTCGCCGAGTTCTGCGAGCGGCTCTCCATGGACACCGTCGTCAAGGTCGAGTCCGCAGGCTCCCTGTTTGGGGGGAAGAGGCTCTGGTTCCTCCTCAAGACGGAAACCTTCGACCTCGGCAAGGATGGAAAGGAAGACCCCGTCTCTCCCTACGTCCTCGTCGCCAACAGCCACGACAGCAGCCTCGCCTTCTCGGCCCGGCCCACCTCCGTCAGGGTCGTCTGCAACAACACGCTCTCATGGGCCATGGGACGACGCCAGAACGTCTTCAACCTCCGGCACACCGGCAGCATCCTGACCCGTGTCCCTGAGGCTAGAGCCTCCCTCAAGAGGTATCTCGGTGGCTTGGATGACTTCAAGGTCGCATGTGCCCACCTCCGGGATACCAAGATCTCCCGAGACGACATCCAGAAGTTCTTCTTCCAGATGTACGAGCGGTGCGTGGAGGCCATTCCTGCCGATGTGCCGGGAATGTCTGACGAGGACGACCGCAAGAGGACGAGAGCCACTGACTCTATCTGGGAAGTTTCCAACAACTTCGACAGGGAGTTGGGAGTTGCCGGTCAGACCTACTGGAACGCATTCAATGCCTCCAGCCGGTGGCTCCAGAACCGTAACCACAGCAAGAACCCTGATACCCTGATGTACAACAAGGTGATGGGTGCCGCGAATGACAACACCAGCAAGGCGTTTGATCTCGCTCTCTCCTCCGCTACCGTCTGACCTTTCTGGCCCCCTACCCCTTTGCGACCGCGGGGGGTGGGGGGCTCATTAGTCGGTTACAGCGGCGAAAGGATCAAAGGTATCGAACGTAGAAGGCAGGACCCTTGCCTTCTCAGCGGTACTCAGATCCAACTCTTCCGGCGTACGGGACTTGAGAGTCTCAAGCCTCTCCTCAAGGTACGGACGGGCAATCGGACGGAACTCAGGCTGCAGCCTCTGATACATGCGTTCCTTCAGGGGGACCTCTCTCAACTGCAAAGCCCTCTCCACCTGAACCTTGCTGACAGACAGAGGGAACTTGAACCTCTTCTCGAAGTTCGCCTTGATCTTGGCAGCCTTGCTCATGTTGTTAGCGAGCATTGCATCCATGTACTTACGTCGTTCGTTGATAATGCCCTGACGGTTCTTCACAAGGAAGGCATTCAACTCCTGATCCGTGCGGAACATATAGGAATTGAAACCTAGACCCCCGAGGATTGTACGGGCAGCACTTCTATATTCCAGAAGGCTTCCATCCTTGCGGTAGATGGGTACCTGCCCCTGAGGATTCATGTTCCCCCAGTCAGCAGACTCTCTCTGCAAGCCACCAAAGAACCCCTTGGGGTCTGCCACTCTGGGAAGAGCATTCAAGAAACGAGAGAGAGCAATGCCACCGGGCACAAACCGGGGAGCCAGAGTGCCAATGATGCTTGTGTCCTCATCCATGATGGCCTGAGAGGCATCCTTGATGACAGACACGGCAGGGGGCATCGGAAGGGCGTAAGCAACCTCAGAGTCAGGAGCCGTCAAGACAGGTCCTACAATCGTGGATTCAAACAATGCCTGACCGGCAAGGCCCCTCGATAGATCCACGCCAGCAAGGTTCTTGCCCGCCTCATACAGGATCGCACTTGTACCCATCATTCGAGATAGGTCGTGGAGGCGGGCAGCCATTGCATTCTCTGTCTTGAAGCCAAGCACGCCCCAAGTACGGCGACCATTGTTGACCATCGGAGTCGTGTCAGTAAGTGTCGTCAGGGTCCTTACCGGGAACGAGAAGAACTGCCGAACCCAAGGGATACCGAAGCCACTGTTCTGGAACAACTGCGGACTGTTGATGAGATCGGAACCGAACTGCGTGTTCTGAACCATTTGGCGAACATTGGAAGCCACCTCGATGTCCGCAAACTCCGACTTTCCCCCCACTACTTGGTAAGCCCCGGTCGGGGATCGCTTCAGGCTTCCCGCCCTACCGCTCTTTATGAGTTGCCCAAGCATGGCTTCGCCAGTGACAACACGGTTGAAGAGTTCACTCTGGGTAAACAACTTCATGGGGACTTCCGAACCCCAGAAACGAACGCCAGAAGCAAAGCCGCCCCGAGTTCTGTCAAGGCCAATATCCGCCTTGTGCATCTCGCTGTCGATCAACTCGAAGTCCGTCTTCCGGATATCAAGAAGATCAACTCCTCCCGGTGCCTCACTGTTGGCTACATTCGAAAGCCGGAAGTGCTTCTTGCGGAGTTCCTCGACTTCCAACGCATCAGCCCGCAGAGGCATCTTGATGCGTTCTCCGATGTAACCGAAGTACTGCTTCAATCCTTGGCCGTAGGCCTTGATCATTACATCGGGATCCATCCAAGCAGCCGCATACATGAGAGGCTGCATGAGGTTCAAGACCGCAGAACCCAAGTTGAAACCAAGGTGAGAACCATAGAAAAGAGTGGTCAGACCACGACCAACACCACCACCGCCAGCCTCATCCAAAGTCATATCGCCGTAGCGACGTAGGGACTGGACGAAACTTGCAGGGATACCACCCGCTCGCTCCAGAGCCCTGAATGCCTTGCTGTCCGCCATGGCCTTTGCGGCGTCCATGGCCTTGATGCTGATCTCTTCGCTTAGAACATCACGGAGCGGGACCGCTCCCCTCATCCTGTTAACGAGGGTGCCCATGATGTACTCGGAAGTTCTTTCCCCCCCACGTCTCCGGGTGCGGTCAGGAACACCGGCAATAGCGTCACTCGCAAAGCGGAGGTAGTCGTAACGAGTACGGCCTGCATCAACCCCACCAAGGATGTTCCTCTCGGCTATCCGCTCGGCACCCGGACGAGCCGACTTCAGCATCTGATTCCAAGAAGGCAAGCCCTTTGCCCTTAGGATAAAGGCATCCTTTGCAGCATCATCAATGTGCAAAACCACATCATTGCGGGTCTGCTTCATGTACCTGCTATAAGACTGATCGTAATCAAGGTTCATTACCTGACCGATCGCGTTCTCTTTCGTTGGGACAACCTCTATCTCGTAATTCCTAGAACGCCTGAAGGCATCATCTAGTTCCGATGAGGAAAGACCCCGAGCCGCATAATCATCCTTGAGGACAGCAAGATCCTGAGAATCAAAGATGGGGTTATCAAGGCTCTGCCTCTCGCTTGCCCGGCCAGAGAGATCGGCCGCCCTGTTCTCCTTGCTCACACGGATGCTGTTGGTGGGGTTGCGGATGTTCCCCCCATCTTCGACGTAGGTCCAGACGTTGCGAGGCATGTAGTTGTCTAGGTCATCAGACTCCGACCTCACGGTACGGAGGATGTCCTTGAACTCATCAAGCGTCATTTTCTGAAGGTCATCCGCATCAGGAGTCATTGCCTTCAGAATCTTGCGGTACCCGTCAGGACCGACTGAACCCTGGAACTCCTTGGACAACACACTGGAAATCTCTTCTGCACTCTTACCGGCAAGACCGGAAGAAAGACTACGGAAGATCCTCAGCAACTTGTTGTCGTCGTACTTGAGTTCTCCCGTTCTCTCGAAGGTCTTTACGTCACCAAACATCTCGACGTAACGAGCCTTCATCAAATCTCGACGCTGATTCAACAGGGGCATCAATCCCTCACGACGTAGCCACCGACCGCTGATGTCCTCGGGGTCAATTGCTGAAATCTTCTTTGCTTCCACAAAGGGTCTCAGAGGGATATCGTCAGGATAGGGAAGAACAGAGTCACGAATAGGAGACATGACCAGCCTCTTGGCCGAGTCAATATCCTCGGTGACTCCCACATTGTTCTTGAGGTAATCTTTCTTGCTCGAGAAGTTCTTACGGAGGTTGGAGATCAGAAGAGAAGCCTCTTCAAGTTCTCCCGCCTCACGAGCCTTGTTGATCTTCTGGCGAAGAAGGATTTCATCAGCATTGAACTTGCTGAGGGCTTCTGCCTGACGAGGGGTCAAGGTGTAGGAAACATCCTTGCCCCCGGAGAACAACATCAGTTTGACGTTCTGTCCAACGATTACGTTTTTTCTTACGACATCTTTGTTCAATCCTGCACTTTGAACATAGGCGTAGATGTTGAACTTCTTGAGATATTCCTTGAGAGAGACAGACTCGCCGTTAATGGTGGCAAAAGCGTTCCCTGCTTCGTCGGGATCGAAACTGTTTACCCTGACGCCAAACTTCGCAGAGATCTTTTCAAGGGCTTCCTTCTTTGCAGGCAACTCGACCATGATGTCACGGGTTGTGAGCGTCTTGATACGAGTGGCGGCAGACTCAAGAATGGAAGGTAGGGGCGTCCCCGCCCCTAACTGATGGGCATTCAGGAGACCGAGAGATGCCAGTGGCGTGTAGTTGCCAGTGACATACTCAAAGTACTCCTTGCCCTCACTGACCTTCCGGGCCATCTTACCGGTGAAGACTTCGCCAGTAGCCTTGAGTGCTTTACCCGCAGCGGGCGATGTGACAAACATCAACCACACAAAAGGATTGAGGGCGATATCTAGGAAGGCATTGGAGAGAGGGTTATTGCCAAGGCTCTCCTTGAGACGCGACACATAGGAGTCCCGCTCCGCCGGTGAAAGCGAAGCGGGATCCATGAGTGTGTCTCGTAGACTCCGAAAGGAGGCTTCACCCTCAAACATCTGGGACAACGCCACCATAGGAGCGTCGTACACCTTAACAGGGTCAAACGATCCTGCGACGAAGCCTTCCTCGTCAAATTCCTTTGACATCAAGCGACCCGAGTACGGATCCGAAGAGTCACCATAACGGTAGTAGCAGTGCTAGTACCCGTAACCTTCAGGGTAATTGCAGAATCCGCAGGAACAATGTTCTCGGTAGCAATAAGAGCAAAGGTTGACTTCTTGTTGTTAAGGCTGGTGGCATGAGTGAGAGCAGCACTCATATCGGTGCCAGAGGCAGTCGCAGTGCCATCAGTACACTTTTCAAGAGTGAAGGTAGCATCATCGTCACCAACAGCCATGCGAATAAATGCCGCGTCAACAACAGTTTCCTGCTCACAGTAGTGAAGGATCTGATTGTTCGCAACATTGCCAGAACCATCGGTTCGACAAATAACGCTGATGTACTGGAAAACGTCAGGGAATGACTTAACTTCGAGTGCGGGGGTACCGGCCATGATTCAAATTCCTACGAGACGAGGGAGGAGAATTCCTCCGGAGACGAGGAGGTGCCCATCGCGTAGGCCAGTTCCTCCATGAGATCTTGCCGTCTTGGACCTCCCAAGACAACAGCACCTTGCGGTAGAATACGTCCTGACATCACCTGATTGAACAGATGAGGGTCCCTCATTGCAACAATTTCCATGTTGCGTTGGACCATCTCTTTTATACGCTGATCTTTGAGGGTTTCTCCGACCCTGAAGTTCTGAGCGTCAACGAAGGCTTGATAGGATTCTCTCTCTCGACCGGCTTCTGAGAAGGGATCCAAGAAGTCCTGCTTTATCTGCCCCGCAGCACCCGAGAGAAGGGGGAGACCAATCTCTTCCGTAACAAAAGCACCCCCCGCTAGACCCAGACCAGCGGTCGTAAGGGGATTCTCGCGGGCAAAGTTACGGACAGTTGTCCCACCGGGGATACCCGTAGCCATCTTCACGGCTTCCGATGCGGGGCCTTTGAGGGAACTACGGATAGATTTAAGCAGTCTTCCTATCTGACTCATGGGAGGAGTCCTGCTCTGGCGTAGGCCTCTCGGAGGCTGGGGTTGACCTTCTGACGGGACTTGAAGACCTTATCCATCTCCGCCCCCTGAAGCAGGGCTCTCAGATCAGAACTGATCTCAGGAGCATCCTCGAAGCCTGTCCTCTGCTGGGCTCCAGCGAGGTTCTCTAGAAAACTAGAACGCTCCAACTCTTCGGAAAGAGAAGGCTCAAGAATGTCCTGAAGAGTCTGTTCGTACCTTGAGGTGCGAGACTCAGTCGTCCCTTCAGCAAATGCCTCGGGCTGACCTTCTCCGCCAAGCAACGAAGCGATAATGTCATAGACCGTAAAAAGACCGGCACCAACACCAAGAGCCGAGAGGGCTTTCCCCCCATATGACATTGGCTTCTTGCCAATCTTCCCGGCCACATAAGGGACAATCGCCTTGGATCTGTCTACGAACTTGGGGGCGAGCCTGCCAGCAGATGCAACGGCTCTTGCTCCGGCTCCAATCATGACTTTATCCTTTCAATAACAGCGTCGGCGGTGATCGTGCCAACCTTTAGGGAGGAGATATCGTCTTCTTCATTATAGAAGGTTTCGACAAAGGCCCTGTCTCTTGTCACTGGCCTCGACATACGGTTCGACCAGAGAAACTTGCGGATCTCTTTCGGGCTAATCTCCGGCCCCTCCACCTCCATCGACATATCAGGGTGGTAGAAGCGGACGGACCCCTCCGGCAACCCCTCGACGGGGAAGTGGGGGGATTCCAGCATGACGACTCCGCCGGGGTGCGACTGCGATGCGGTCTTTGAGATGTCCTTCCAATCACGCATCAAAGTCCTCCCAAACGATCTTCTCTATTTCTTTCCTGCTCCGCCATGAAGTCGAGAATATCTGTGTCTCTTTCACCCAGAATCTCAGCAAGAAGCCGGTTAATACCAAAGCGTTCGTCCCTGTCCAAACTTTCTCCTTCTCTAGTGATGTCTTTCTGTCTGCGTTCAACATCTCTGACTCTGCCGGTCGCGTCCCTAAGGCCGCTAAGCCTGTCATCCCCAACAAGACTAAAGAAATCAGAGTATTCGTCATCCCCAAGAAGACCTTCAATCTCTCTTGCGGAGAGGCCTTCTCCCCCCAACCGCCTTGCAAGGGCTCTGATGCTCTCAATGTCTTCGCCCGAGGTGCCAAGAACATTGATGCCCCTCATGTTTTGAGAGTCATAGATATTGCGGCGAATGATGGCTTCGCCCCTTGTCATCTTAGTCCCGCCTATTTCAATCTCTTCATCGAAATTGACACCTCGTCTTGAAGCATCAGCAAAGTCTCTGCTGACATCAGATGCACGAAATGCTTCAACCTGAGAAGACAACGCCTTTGCTGCACCATTCAGAACGGCGTCTAGCGTAAGAGTGTCAGTCACACCCTGTTCTTGAAGACGAGCAAACATCTCACCGCGAACAGCATCAAGTCGATCGTTATCGCCGTCAAGGTTACGAGAATTTGCAAACGCTTCGCTGATAATCTGGGAGATTGCACCAGCCTTTGTCTGGTCGTCTCCCCCAAACGAATTGCCAATCAACTGAGCAACACGGCCCTCAAGTTTACTTTGGACGTCAATAGAACCTCGGATGCCGTATCGCTCTGCTGCTCCCCCCACATTGTCTATATCCGAAATATCAAGATTGAGACTAAAAGCCTTGGCACGGGTGCGTGGATCAAGGTCTTTGAGGATTTCGCCTCCCACGAACGCAAAGAAATCGCCCTGATCCTCAGTGCCCCCATAGAAGGTCATATCATCTACGAACTCACCGAGTCCGCTAGCAAACTCCCCCAGCAATCTATTGGATCTAACTAGGGCAGCATCTGTTTGCTGGGTCATAGCCCTAGAGACCTTCCTTCGAGTGTCAGAAAGATCTCGGCTACTGCCTTCCATGTCAGCAGTGGCCTGAGACATACGAACAGCCTGATCATGTCGCATCTCTTCATTTCGAAGAAGTGCTGCTCGTAGTTCTTCTTGCCCCTCTGCTCCAACCTCAAGTTCCTTCATCTTGAGAGCCCTAGACTCATTCATAAGATCCTGCTGCTGCTTCATGACAGCCAGTTTCATTTGGCGATCTTGCTCCGCCAACTGAGACCTCTGGGCCATTGAGTCTCTTTGGATCTGACGAGAAGCCTCTCCCTGTCGCTCCATCAGTTCCCGATATTCCTGCTGGGAACGAGCCCTCTCTTGCAAAGCAGCCGCAGAGAGAATGTTTCTATCCTGAGCCTGCTGGTTCTGAAGTTCCATCTGCTCGCGAGCAATCTGGCCCCGCTGCGCAATAGCCGCGCTCTGGTTAGCGACTTGCCCTGTCGCAGCCAACTGCTGAGGCACCTGATTAGGAACGGCAGACAAAGGAGTAGTGGGGGGAGCGCCTCTAGACATGGTCTACCTCAAGAGAAGAGAAGATCGTTTGAGAACCCGGAGAATCCGCCAGATCCCGGAGTCTGATCGAATTGGAACATCGTCATCAAAGTGGAGAGGAATGCAACGGGGTTGTAGGGGTTTGCTGCAATCATTCCTGCAACCGTTCCCATCCCTTGGGCTTCCATATTCGCTGCCTGTGCCGCAGCAGACTGAGCAATCGCAGCCCCCTGACTATTGAGTCCCGCAGCAATAGATTCAAATCCCTGCTGGGTAGCAGCAGCCTGATTAAGAGTCTGGGCTCCCTGCATCCTCATGCCCGCAAGCCCTTGGTTGTACTGGCTTGCAAGACTGGACATGGTTTGAGCAGTCTGAGCATTGCTATCCAACTCAAACTGGCTCAAAGCGGCTTGAGCATTGGGGTCACCCATCTTCGAAGCAGATTCCNAGTTGCTTCGTTGACTCCGGTTTCGCATAGCAAGGCCTGCTGAGATGCTTGATGCCTGCTGGGCCGAAAGATCTTCAAAGCCTCCNATGGCTTCGTCAACGCGACCTTCTACNTTTTCGNACTGCTGTTGCCCAAGATCTTGGAGGCCNTCNGCNAATCCGTAGAGATCCTGCTGGGCATCAATGCCCGACTGGCGNATNTCTTCTGCNCCACCGGTGATAGCGTCTTGGAATCCCTGAATNCCCCCCATGACATTCTGATAATTCATCTGGTTGGCGTTGACGAAATTCATGTAATCAGCCATGCCNCCAGCACGAATCTGCTCAGGGCCGCTCAGTTGCCTTTGTTCCGTCTGGTTGTTATTGCCAAAAGGGTCAAAGCCTCCAACATTTACTTGCTGGTTTGCGATGTTTTGAGCCATGCCCGTAAATTGGCCGAGAGGCTGCTGGTCCTGACTGAACAAATCCTGCATATCTTGGTAGTTACCGGAGGAAGGAAGACTTCCGGGAGTTCCAAATGCTCCGTAGATGCTGCTCATCAGGTGTTCCTTTCGCCAGTATCAGTGTTCGTCGATCGGCCTCTACAGATGAGTGCCATCATCTTGAAGTCCAAGTCCGGGACAAAGACCTCGATTGCAGGATTCAAGGAAGAGTCCTGAATGCCGTGACGCCCCGTAGTCGTCAGCCCGGTAGTCGTAAATGCGGCGTAATCCTCGGACTCTCCAGCCTTTATCGAGTCCCCGATAATAGTACCAGAAAAATCCCGTGGGAAAGCGGAAACTGCCGCATTATCACTCTCGGTATTGAAGGCTAGACCCCGGAAGAACTTGTATCCCGTGACCCCCCCACTTACGTCCGTGAAGTGGCAGCCTACCGAGGACAGTTGCTTGTTCTGGAAGAGGTCGAAGGATGTAATTACCTGCCCGTCCTGACTCCGGACCATCGGCAGGGCTCCCCCCACATACCGGACGAGCATCGGGCTGATCGCAATGACATCGCCCTCGATCAGAGCCGACTTCTTGGTCGTGATCGTCATCGAGCCAGAGCCATCGGCATTTACCGTGCCCTTCGTATGGCTCAAAATATGCTTGTTGGTCCCAATCGTATCCGTAGCGGTCGAAGTCAAGACGTAAGCCTTGGCCCCCACCAAATCCGACAGGAGGCTGCTGGCATGACTCAACGTCTTGGTGCCAGTAGTCCCGCTCTTGAGGGTTAGAGTGGTAGTGCCAGAGCCTTGGGCCACGCTGTGAACCGTAAAGATCGAGTCTCCGGGGAAATCGAGGGTGCGGATACAGGGCTGACCAGCGGCAATGTCGTTACTCCCTACCTGCACCTTCTCGCGGTCTACATCCAGCAGATAAGCCCGAGGCCTCCAGTTATCCGGGATCTCTCCAGCAGTCGTGGAGGGGTGGTTCTGGAGGAAGAAGGACCTTTCGACCATTGTCGTAGAGGTGGTGGGGGTGGGAGTCGTGTCGTCGTAGGAGTTACGGGAGTAAGTTCGGGCAAAGATCCCAGAACTCACATCCGTGAAACAGGTGTCATGCAGTTCAGTAACCCTCCCGGTACTGAACCAAAGACAGACCGTCTGCTCCTTGACGGGATTATGGACAAAGAGGCAAGAGATATAAGGGTCAAAGGAAAGCCTCAGGCTCTCCATATCCTCGTACCAGTCCTCAAGAAGCAGGTTGTCGAGGGCCTTCACATCATCAAGTTGCCCGTTGTTGGCGACAGCCTTGAGGCCCTTGCGGGTGATGTAGTAGACCATCGGCCCAGCAGTGGCATACCCGTTGTCGGCAGCAAGACCAAATCCCGAGTGCATCTCTTCAATCTTGAGGAAGATGCCATTCCTCCGGATGTGGTAAAGACGATCTCTAGAGAAACCGATTGCAAACTCGCCAGCACGACAAAGACGAATAACCCTGTTTTGGTAGACATCGGGACTGTACTTGTTGTTAATGGGGAAGAGTTCGGGGCTTCGCTCCGTCAACGACGACCACCTGAGTTCACCAATGTTCCTGACCCGAGAATCCGTACTGGTAACCAAGTCCGTAGAGGAAGAACTACGGGGGTCAGCAACAATAAGGGTGTTCTCGAACGGAACAGCAGATCCAGCAAATGGCATCTCATCGTCACACACCAACTTGTCGAGATAGATGTCCTGCATCGCCAGAGCGATGTCATCGAGTTGATAGAACAACTGGAAGATCTTGATGTTCTCGGGGTAGTTCTGGTCAGTACGGATTCCCAACTGGGCTTCCGTATCAATCGAAGCATCGTTGATGTCGTAGATCGTGTCCAAGTGCATGATGGACCCGGCGTACGTTCCCCCCACTGACTGCTGCTTGACAGACCGGAACATGAAGACCTGATCGTAAAGATCGGTATCCACCTCTAGCACGAAGCCGAGGAAGTTGCCGTTCGTCTGATCGGGGATCGTTGCATTATCTTCGTTGATGCTCACGATCTCAGTCAATGCCGTCCGACGCCCCGTGAGGCTGTCATGAAGGTAGTAACCAAAGGTGTAGTTACCCTTCTTGAACAGATTAAAATCCGTATTAGCAGGGATCGTGGGGCTTGAGGTATGAGCGGCTGAAACCATCTTGCCCTGAAGAGCAGAACCCTCAACGTAGGAAGTGCCTCTACCGGCAGAACCGTCAGTCGTTACGAAGTTTGCTGGTTCAGACTGTTGCCCAAAGCCTCCGGCCTGAGGACGAGGACCGGGGCCTCCGTCAACGATCTTGTGGGTGAAAGTAGGTGTCCCCCCACTAAACGCTGCTGGCGGGTTGGTGTCGCAGATCGCGTCCCAGTTGGAGGTGTGGGAAATCGTAGTATCGCCCGCAGCCCCAGAAATTTCCTGAGTCAGGACAACCTTGCCAAGCAATGCCCCGCCGCCCTCATCAGGATTTGCGACAGCAGTGATCGTTCCGTTGTGGCCCGTAGAGCCATTGATAAGATTGACCAAGTTCGTAGCGGCGACATTCGGAGAAGCACCCGCATTGAACTCCAGATTAGAAGCGTCAGCACTGTAATCATTCTTGATGGTGTAAGTCTTCGAAAGACCATTGCCATCAATGATGGTGATTGTCTCGCTGTTATGATCGTCAAACTCAGTATCGCCAAACGTGAACGTCGCAGTCGCTTGGAAGTGGTCGTTGAACTGGGTATAGAAGACTCTTACCGGACGGCCTTGGACAAAGATGTAGACGTAACGTCCCATAGAGACGACATCCATCCTGTCCGTACTAAGGATGTGGCCACCGGCATCAGCGTGGTGGTTGCTGATGAGAACTGTACGCCAACCAGTAGCGGCATCCACCGTATTGGTCGGAACAAAGTCCATGTAGATCGCTGAGTTCGTCGTGCCAGTAGCCTTCACCCGGTAGACAAAGCCATGACCAAACTCGCCCTCACTGATCTGGAAGTGGATCGGGTAACAGTCAGTGATCGTGGAGGTCTTGGCCTGAGTGGGGGGAGCAACGGCAGAGAACGGGCGGGCAGCGGTCCCGCTGAAGTCCTTGTAAATGTCAAAGGTATGGGCAAGCCGGAACCCCGAAGAGGGCCTGCAACCAAAGCGGCGGCTGCCATCAACGCCCACGACTTCATGGGCAGTGCCCTCTCCAGACAAAGCGATACGCTCAATGCCCTTGTTTTCAGAGGCATTGACTGTAG